GGACAGTTTTTGAATACAATGGAAGAGGTCCAACCTCCTCCATTGCATCCCACACTTGGAGAGGCATGGTGGACGACAATGGAACGTGAGCTTGCGCTCGTAATGAAGGAGAGTGATCTAAGTGCTACGCTTACAGACCAAACAAATGAAGTCTTTGATTGTTTCAAGATTGGATATCAATGTCTTTCAAATGTTCTTGTAAAGGTGGACTTTGACAGAAAGCAACGCATTGATGCTCTACAGGCAAAGCCTCAGAGTGTCCAAAGGTCTGAAGAGTGGTATCGGGAAACTGCGGGTCTTCTCACCGCAAGTGAACTCTATAATCTCTTTAGTTCACCAAGGTCCCGTGGACAGCTTGTCATGAGTAAAGTTGCTGCTCCCTCTACACCCATTTCTGCGCCCAAAAAGTCATGTATGACAGCGGAAATGACACCATTTGATTGGGGTACTCGATTTGAACCAGTTGCGAAGATGATTCTTGAAGCAGACTGGTCTGCAACGATTGTGGATCTGGGGCGTATCCGTCATCCTACTATTAAGTCGCTCGCAGCATCACCTGATGGACTTATTACTGCGACTGAGACGAACCAGGCTCTTCTTGGAAATTTAATTGAAATCAAGTGCCCGTCATCACGGGTTGTAGGTGGTGGAGTACCTCCCAACTATTGGTATCAGATGCAGCTACAGCTAGAGGTTGCTGAAGTACCTGTATGCCAGTATTGTGAATTTACATTCAAGTCCGCAACTGCGCGTGGACCTATGGAAGAGGCACCACTTGGCGCAACAGAGGGTCTCATTTATCTTCTACAAAATCATGATAGTCTTGAGACAAAATATGTCTATGGTCCTATTGGAGCAATGGACTATAATCCGAAGCCTGAGGCACCTTGGCAAGTTCTTGAGTGTATTCCGTGGTTTCTAGAGAAGTCGTGGATTCATCCTGTATATCGTGATACAGCATGGTTCCAATCAATTATTCCCTTACTGGATGAGTTTTGGCGTGATGTCGAGAAGGCAAAGCGTGGCGAGTTTGCCGCACCCGAGTCATCTGTGAAGCGTAAGTCAGCAGTATGTGCGATTACTGATTAAATTTACCTATACGCAATGTAAAAATCAGGTAGAGGTAATGTATTGAGCAAATACTCTTTATATTTATACGTGACTTTATGAAAAATTCTTCCTAGAAGTTCATTCCATTCAATCGGATAGTGCGAATTTGAAATATAATAAAAATAATCTGATTTTTCTTTACAGTCTTGCGGAAATTTGGAAGGATTATTTCTTAAATCTTCTAACTTTATGTCTAATAATGCCATCATTTCACAATACCATTCTGTTGTTAATGCAGTTCTAGGTTTACAAATATAAGCACATACGCCAATTAACTCACGCCATTTATCAACAATAGAAGTATATGCAACATTATAGTCTACTTCAGGATAACCACATATCCAGTATTTACTTTCTTTAAAATCTTCAAACGCTTGTTTCCAACTTCCTGTTGTCCTTTTTATATCAGTATACCCACCACCATAAAAATGCATAAAATAGGTTCGTAAGTAGTCTGCTTTATGTGTTTCAGATAAATATTCATATCCTGGATGTAATGGATTCTCTGGTAGTATATATTTAGATAAATCCTTTTTTGTAATTAATTTTACAGTACATTCTGTAGTATTTATCAATTGTTCTAAACAATCTTTTCGATTTTGTGTAATTTCATTATCACCGGTCCAAAAACAATAAATTACATCCATATTATGTTTTTATTGTTTTTGAATGTTTAGATGATACTATTTTATTTTATAAAAGGCTCGGCTTATAAAAATTATTTACCAATTCATGTACAGGCGCAGAGCATGAATCTGGATTTTTTCTGCGGTAATTATTTGTCATTTGGCTATAGTTTCCAGTGAGTTGTATCCGATTCGCAAAATCACTTTCATAGCACGCCTGTGAATTAAATGCTGTATTTGGCTGGTCATCAACTGCTGCGTCATCTAGGACACCTTGGAGTAGATGATACGGTACATGAGCATTGAGTGCTGAGTCCGCAGGACCTGAAACATACTGAATAGGCTTTTCACCTACAGGCGCAGGCGCCACATCCTGAAATCCACTGAGTTGTTCACGTTGCCTCACTTTTCTAGGTGAGTTGTAAGTAATAATAAACAAAAAAAGACCAAGTATAATTGAGTAAAGGATCATTCTATCTCTTTTCATTTCTCTCTCTACATGACTCTTGGAAGTTGTTTTACAGTTGTGCATATCGTAGGGTATGAGCCCGTGCCTTTTCATCAAATTCCTGACGATTTGTCTTATAAATATGAGCAATTTCAGGTACAAGTGGGTCATTTGGATTTGCATCGGTCAAGAGACTCAAAATACTTAGAAGAACCTTACTCACGGTCAGCGCAGGAGACCACTGATTCTTGAGAATATCAAGACAGATTCCGCCGGCAGAATTGATATTTGGATGATAAATCTTCGTAAGGAAGGTTACGACCGGAGGTTTGAAGGGATAGTCTACAGGAAATTGAATCTGAAGCTTGAAATAACCTCCGGTATATGGACTATCCGCAGGACCAAAGATTGCTCCACTCCATTTGAAGAGATCGTCGCCCGTGGGTCCAGCACTACAGTTTGCCGGCGGATCCTTTGTAAGATCATCAATTTCCTTCTTGATACGACGGAGTGCCATTGGATATGTGTACTTTTAAATGTGTGATACTTTGAAATCAAATTTTTCTAATCCTTAGTAGAAACAATGAACTTTCTAAATCTCCTCGCTGAATTTCTTGGAACTTTCCTTCTGTTAATTAGTATTCTGGCGACAGGCAATGCTCTTGTAATTGGTCTTACACTTGCGCTCGTTATCTTCTGTATCGGCGCCCTCAGCGGTGGTCATGTGAACCCTGCGGTCTCCCTCGCGATGTTTGTCAATGGCGCGCTCTCCGCAACTGAACTTGCGGGCTATGTCGTTTCACAGGCTCTGGGTGGTGTTGCAGCGGTGTATGTATTTAAGGCGCTGGCGTAAGCTGTAAATCACATAGGAGTTCCATTCTCTCTCCATTCTTTTAGTCGTCTGTAATAATCAATCATTTGTGTATCATTGCGATTCTTCGCACTGATACATTCATCACATACATTACAGGGTCCATACCCATCTTCCCATTCAATCATGTGCGTTGACTTAATCTTCGCAGGTGCTGATTTAAATGTACGATAATCACGATTTTTTGGATAGTTAGCCACGTTATACTTTACAATATAATGGTCATCAGGAAGATAGTTAGGATAGAGTTGAGGAAAGAAGTCATAATACCGAGCCGCTGAGTTTCCCGCAGATGCCTGCCACCTTTTCATCAGTTTCTTAGTAAACTTTGGCTCTAAACACTGTGTACCGTACCATTCCATTTTGTTAGTTTGTATCTTTCAAGATTTAATATCAAATTTATATGATTATTAAATAAAATTATTTAATTTTACCGGTAATCCATGACCAAATAATATCATATATATTAAAACAGCCGCCGCTATTAAAATACTTCTATTTTCAGCAACCTGATTTTGCTGACCAAGAGCAAATACCATAACAAAATACAGGATAAATCCAATTATCACTGAATGAAATAACATAGTTAAACCGCGTTCCATTTGTATATTAAATATTTAGAAAATTATCAGGAAGTTAAAATTTCCATATTTCAAATAACTATATAAAGAATCTGTTTTAATCAAGTTTGGAGGGAATACTCCCATACTCTAGATAGCTCCGATGGTAGAGCGGGGGATTGTAAACTGTTTCGTTTAACTATAGATCTCCCCAAGTCCATTGCACCAGAGGCGCGATTCCGATTCTGGAGATATTTTTTGAGAAATAATTTATTCTTCAAAAAATATATAAATGTATCCTTAACGGCAACGAGTAACCGCAATAACAGCAAGAGTTGACAGAACAATTGCCATAACCCATCCCTCTACATCAACACCACTACTAAATCCTTCGGCAGCTCCATCTTTACAATCACCTCCAGCATGACTTGAGACATCTGAGCCGTCGGGGCAGAAATTCTTGGGCGCAGCATTAAACTCGCTTTGACTTAAGAAAATTGGTGATCCACGTGAATCAACATCTTGGACCCACTGTGTCTGTTTTGCTGATCCACTGCTT